GTCCAGCTGGTGGGTGAAGAGGACGCGTAACCGGCACGCCGGCGGCGGGCGTAGCAGTACGCGCGCGATCTTGAATTAGAATAATTTTAAGGCCCGGCTGGGCCGTGGCGCGGACTGCGTGCAACCGGTCTGCAACGCGCGGGCGGCAAGTCGTTGCCCTGCCCGGCCTGACCGTAAGGTTGTTAGCCTGACTGAACCCGGTTTTCCTGACGCGACCCCCCGCCCCCCAAGAGATCGGGGCGCTGCCCGTAGACGTATTACACGTCCAAAACTGAGGCTCATCGTCTTCCCCGGCGTCAACCGCCGGCCGTGTACGACGCAACCCGGTGGCAGGAGCTGGCACAAATATGGATAAGTTGACAGAGCACCACCTGCGCAATCTCGCCGCGGGCAACGAGGTCCGCAACGAGGACGGGTCGGTATCAACTGTTCGGACCATGCAGTTTGACCTGGCTGATGGGCGGTCGATCGTCATACCCTCTGTATGGGACGGGGAAATAATTGAGGACGGCCACGCCGCGCTGGCGCGCGCGCGGAAGGCAGGCGTATATGAAATCTTCGACACGCGCGCCGCGGCGGAAGCCTTCGACAAAAAGATACACAACGACAACAGTGTGCTAGGCGGTCGCATGGTGCCTATGAGCGCAGAAAAGGCTGCGGCGCTGTTGAGATCAATTCAATCACGCAGCGTAATGCGCCGCGCTGGCACCGGCGCTCATAACTAACCCGCCGTTCGGACATATACGCCGCTTTATTGACCACGCCTTTTCGATCGGCGCAAAACTGAGGCTCGCCGTGTCGAAGCGCCGCCGGCCACGTCGTCGCAATCCGATGGCCCGCACCCTGGCGGATCGCGGCTACCGTCAGCGCGTCGTGCCGAGCGCCAAGCTGTACAAACGCAAGCCGAAGGTGGCACGCCATGATCCAGACCCTGGTTGACCTGGACGAGTTGGGCCACGACGCCGGCTTCTGGTATCTCGCCTCGCCGTACAGCGGCTACACGCCGCGCGTTCACATGGACACGCCGGCTCGCCTGGCGCAGGCGTTTGGGATTGTCGCCGCGGCTGCTGGCTGGCTTATCGGCCAGCGCGTGCCGGTGTTCTCGCCGATCGCACACTCGCACGCCATTGCCGAGGCGTGCAGCCTCGACCCGCTGTCACTTGACGTTTGGCTGCCGGTCGACGAACCGTTTATGACCGCGGCCACCGGGCTGCTGGTACTGGAGCTGCCGGGTTGGCGGCATTCTGCAGGAGTGAAGGCTGAAATGACGCACTTCCAGATGGAGGGAAAGCCCGCCTGGCTGCTGCCCTGGCCGTCGAACTGCGGCGGCCGCTGATGCCGAGCATTCTGAGGAGCCAGGAGTGGCCGGAGTTTGATCCCGACGGCAGCGGCTATGACGATCGGACTGCGCGTGCCGCAGGCATGACGCCGCACGCTAGCCCCGGGCCAAACAAAGGCCATATGGGCAGCGTTGTCCACTCGACGGCGGGAGAGCGCGCGCGTCTGGGCCTGCCGATGGATAGTTATTTAATCCTCAAGGGCCGTAAGCATAGGAGCTTCCCCGAACACGTCGCTGGAGAGGCGGCTCGTGGATATCGCGTGATCAAGCGCGGCGGTCGATACTGGTCAGTGCGCTATGGGCTGTCCGGTGGTGGCCCTGCCGAGTTGTATCGCTAGTGTGGCTCGGGGCGTTCCGCTGATGCATTACCACGCCTATTCGGTGCCGGAAGACGACGGCGTCACGCTGTACGTTCAGCTCAAGGGCTTTGCCACGGCGGCCGCAGCAGCGGACTTCCTGCGTGAGCTGATGGAGCCGTTCGAGGACGACGCTGACGGCGGGGTCGCGCATTGACCACAAAGATCGAGATCGACTATATGCCGCGGCCCTTGCAGGCCAAGCTGCACCAGATGCTCGACAAGAACAGGTTTAATGTACTGGTCTGCCACCGTCGGTTCGGCAAGACGGTCTGCGCAGTCAACCACCTGATCAAGCGCGCCATCGAGGAGACCAAGCCCAGCCCGCGGCTGCACTACATCAGTCCGACCTACCGCCAGAGCAAGCTAGTGACGTGGGACTATCTGCGCTCGTTCACCAGCGCCATCCCCGGCACGAAGTACCACGAAACGGAACTGAGGTGCGATCTGCCCAACGGCGCGCGAATTACGCTGCTGGGATCGGAAAACCTTGCCGGCCTGCGCGGCATTTACAGCGACTTTTGTGTCATCGACGAGGTGGCGAACTGCCCAGAAAGCCTGTTTCCAGAGATAATCAGGCCAAGTTTGAGCGACCGCAAGGGCGGCGCGTGCTTTATCGGCACGCCACAGGGCCACAACTACTTTCACGACCTCTGGGAGGCCGCTGCCAGCACCAAGGGCTGGGCGCGGGCAATGTACAAGGCTAGCGAGACCGGCATTGTCGACGACGACGAGCTGGAGGCGGCCCGCGCGACCATGACCGCCGATCAGTACAACCAGGAATTTGAATGCTCCTGGGTGGCGAACGTACCCGGCTCGGTGTTCGGCAAGGAGCTGCAGGACGCCGACGACGCCGGGCGGATCACGACCGTTCCATGCCTCGAAGACCACCGCGTCGATACCTATTGGGACTTAGGGATGCACGACTACACCGCGATCTGGTTCGTGCAGAACGTCGGCCGCGGCACCGTGCATATTGTCGACTTCTACCAGAACCAGGGCGAAGGGCTGCCGCACTACGCCCGCGTCCTCGACGAAAAGGGCTATCTCTACGGCAGCCACTACGGGCCGCACGACCTGGAGGTGCGCGAGCTTGGCACCGGCAAGAGCCGGCGTGAGGCGGCGCACAATCTCGGCCTGACCTTCCGCGTCGTGCCGCGCCTGCCGGTCGAGGACGGCATCCACGCCGCGCGGCTGCTGATTCCGCGCTGCTACTTCGATCGCGACAATTGCCGCGAGGGCCTGGAAGCCCTGCGCCACTATCACCGTAAATATAATGAGCATACGAGGAAATTTCGCGACCAGCCGGTCCACGATTGGTCAAGCCACGCCGCCGATGCGTTTCGCACCGCCGCGGTCGGCCTTGAAGGCACACGCATGAGCACCGGCCGTGCGCCGCAACGTGACGCCGAGATGGCGTACAACCCCTACGAGTACGGAGCTGCATAATGGGTTTCTTTTCTGCACCGAGTCCGCCACCGCCACCGCCTGTGCCGCCGGTCCCGCCTGATCCGCCGATCAAGCCGAAGGACACTAAGGCCACCGAGCGCGTCGAGCGCACGCGGCGCAACAAGCGCGGCCTGCGTCAGGCCAACGTCACGGGTGGCCTGCTGACCACGGCGCCGACAACCAAGAAAACCTTGCTGGGCCAATAAATTGGACGATCCCCGCGCATCGGCGCTGCTGAAACGATACACCACGCTGCAGTCGCAGCGCAGTCACTGGGAATCGCACTGGCAGGAAATCGGCGACTACATCTGCCCGCGCAAGGCGGATATCACGAAGAAGCGTTCGGGCGGCGCCAAGCGCACCGAGCTGCTGTTCGACGGCACGGCGATCCACGCCGCCGAGCTGATGTCGGCCAGCCTGCACGGTATGTTGACCAACGCCGCCACACCGTGGTTCGACTTGCGCTACGAAAACAACGAGCTGAACGGTGACGACGAGGCCAAGGAGTGGCTGGAGGGCGCCACCGACGTCATGTACCAGCACCTGGCGCGGTCGAACTTCCAGGAGCAGATTCACGAGTTATATTCTGACCTCGTGACGTTCGGCACCGCGGTCATGTTCATCGAGAATGACGAGAACGACGGTTTCCGCTTCAGCACCCGGCACATTGCCGAGTGCTTCGTCTCGGAGAACGAGCAGGGGCGTGTCGACACGGTCTTCCGCAAGTACAAGACCACGGCACGCGCCGCCGTGCAGCAATTCGGGAAGGCAAAGGTCACACAGCGCATAGAGAAATTGGAAACTGATGACCCTTACGCCGAAATCGAACTGCTGCACATTGTCATGCCGCGCGAGGATCGCGATCGGCGCAAAAAGAACACGCGGAACAAACCGTTTGCCAGCCTACACATTGACCCCGACGAGAAGGCGGTGCTCGGCGAGAGTGGGTACGACGAGTTCCCCTATTGCGTGCCGCGGTTTCTGAAAGCCTCGTTCGAGATCGGCTACGGGCGGTCGCCGGCAATGACGGCGCTGCCCGACACGAAAATGGTCAACAAAATGTCCGAGGTGGTCATTCGCGCGGCGCAGTTACAGATTCACCCGCCGCTGATGGTGCCTGACGACGGCTTTATGCTGCCGGTGCGCACCACGCCGGGCGGTCTGAACTTCTACCGCTCGGGAACGCGCGACCGCATCGAACCGCTGAACATCGGCGCCAACAACCCGCTCGGCGAGGTGCAGCTCGAACAGCGACGCACGGCCATCCGCGCCGCGTTCTACGTCGACCAGTTGATCCTGGGCCAGGGGCCGCAGATGACGGCGACGGAAGTCATCCAGCGCACCGAGGAAAAGATGCGGCTGCTCGGCCCGGTTCTCGGACGCCTTCAGGCCGAGCTGCTTCAGCCGCTCATCGGCCGTTGTTTCGCCATCCTGGCCAGGCAGAAGGCGTTTGCCGCCGCGCCGGCCATGCTGAGCGAGGGCAACATCGACATCGAGTACGTCAGCCCGCTGGCGAAGGCGCAGCGCACCGGCGACGTGCAGGGAATCCTGCAAATGATCGAGTTCCTGATGCCGCTGATGCAGCTCGACCAGGGCGTGGCCGACTACCTCGACACCGACGGCCTTGCCAAGCATATCATCAAGGTAACCGGCACGCCGGCAGTGGTGGTGCGCGGCGATGGCGAGGTGGCTGGCATCCGCGCCAACCGGGCGCAGGCCATGCAGGCCGAGGCCGAAATGGCGGCTGCACAGCAGGTGGCGAGCGCGGCAGGCGACGCTGCGCCGGCACTGCGCGCGGTTGACGAGACCGAGCTGGGTCAGCAGATCGTTGAGGGTGTCGCATGACGCTAATAAAAAACAGGAGATATGCAAATGGCTGACAAAAAAACAGTAGTCCGCAAGGGCGAGCTTTCGCTGTTGCGCCGGTTTATGAAAAAACTTGACCCCGGCTCTGCGGTCAGGGAGGGCGAGCTTTCCGCGCCCGATCGAGCTACGTTGCGCCGGCTTATGAAGAAACTTGACCCCGGCTCAGTAGTCCGCGCGGGCGAATGATAAGCCTATACGAGCGCATTAGACGAGGCGCCGCATGACGCCGAAGGAACTGCGCCAGACCTACCGCGCGGTGCTGATGAGCGAGGACGGCGAGAAGGTGATCGACGACCTGAGCGCCAGGTTCGGGCTCCACACGTCCAGTTTCACGCCGAACTCGGACGAGACGGCTTTCCGAGAAGGCCAGCGCGATGTCGTGCTGTTTCTTCTCTCGATGACCAAGGATCAGAAACCAAAGGAGTGATAAAATATGTCTGACGAACAGGTAGCGGAAGCTCCGGCAGACGCCGGGGAAGCACCGTCTGGAGACACAGACTGGCGGGCAGAACTGTCGCCGGAACTTTCGACCGACCCGTCGTTGCAGCATATCGGCAGCGTCGAGGCGATGGCGAAAAGCTACATCAACGCCCAGAAGATGGTCGGCGCCGAAAAGCTGGCGATCCCCGGCACCTGGGCCACGGACGAAGACTGGGACTTGGTCTACAACAAGCTGGGCCGGCCTGCCGCTGCCGGCGACTACGATCTGGGCGAGGCCGAGGGCGAGCTAACGGACTGGTTCCGCGATGCGGCGCATAAATCCGGCTTGTCGGACAAGCAGGCCGCGGCCCTCGCGACGGCATACGACGAGTTCGCCAACCAAGCCGGCGTCATGTCCGAAGAGGCGATGAAAACCGCTCGCGCCGAGGTCGAGACCGAGCTGCGCAAGGAGTATGGCGGCGATTTCGACAACAAGATGGCTCGCGCCAACGAACTGCTCAAGGAGTTCGAGGCGCCTGACCTGACCGAAATCAAGCTCGCCGACGGCACTCTGCTCGGCGACAGCCCCGACCTGGTACGCCTGATGGTCAACATCAGCGATTATGTCGCAGAGCAGATCAGCGAGGACGGCCTTGCCGGCCGCAATAGCCGGCCAGGCGTCACCGACGAAGACTTACAATCGCGCGTTTCCGAGATGACGGCGAAGAACTCGCCGTACTGGCAGAAAATGCACCCTGACCACGACCGCGTGGTCAACGAGGTGCTGCGGCTGCGGGAGCAGATCGCCGGATAGCGCGACGACCGAAAAACCCGCGGACAAGCCCACGCGCCCCGCGGCGCAAGCCTGTGAGACGGGCCGATTAGCTGCCGTTAGCAGCAGTAGGCCGGTCGCAAGACCGATTACCCGCGCAACCGACCAATAACTGTAGGAGCATGAGTATGAGCACTCAAGTCACTACGGCGTTTGTGAACCAGTTTTCATCGAACGTCGCAATGCTCTCGCAGCAAATGGGAAGTTTGCTGCGAGGGGCCGTTGACAGCGAAAGCGTCACCGGCGAAAAGGCTTTCTTCGACCAAGTCGGAGAAGCAGCGGCAGTTGCGAGAACGTCGAGGCACGGGGACACGCCCCTCGTCGAGACACCTCACAGCCGCCGAATGGTTAGCCTGACAACGTATGAATGGGCCGACCTTATAGACGATGCTGACAAAGTCCGAATGCTAATCGACCCCACGTCTTCGTATGCCCGTGCGGCTGCGGCGGCGATCGGTCGTGCAATGGACGACACCATCATCGCCGCGTTCGGCAGCGCCGCATCGACTGGCAAGACGGGTTCGACTTCTACGTCGTTCGCGGCCGGCCAGCAGATTGCGCATGGCTCTGGCGGACTGACGATTGCCAAGCTAGTAACAGCGAAGAAGCTGCTTGACGCTCAGAGCGTTGATCCCAGCCTCAAGCGTTACATCGTGGTATCGCCAGAGCAGATCGAAGATTTGCTCAACAACACGACTGTCACGTCCAGTGATTTTAATACGGTAAACGCTTTGCCTATCTGATCGGCGACGGTCAGACGAAACCTGGTCAAATTCGGGGAACCCTGTCGAATGGCAATCCCGAGCCAAGCCCTGCTAGAGCTGGGAAGGTGTAGAGACTTGACGGCCAGCATCTCCATGAGATGAAGAGAAAGTCCAGCGCACAAACAGCGAAGGCTGGCGGCGAAAGCCGTAGTGTGACGAAAGGCACTGGTGCAAGGTGACATTAACACGTTTGTCGGCTTCGAGTTTATCACGTCGAACCGGCTGCTAGACGACGGCACGTCTCGCCTTTGCTACGCATGGGCTCAGGACGGCATGAAGCTGGCAGTGGGCAAGGACGTGATGGCCCGCATCGACGAACGCAGCGACAAGTCCTACTCAACGCAGGTCTATTACTGCGCTACATTCGGGGCGACCCGCATGGAAGAGGACAAACTCGTTGAAATCGCGTGTAACGAGTAGGGGGCTAGATTATGGCAAATGTAAACCAGACCCTCGCCAGCAACTACGTTGCTTCTCCGCCCACGCACAGCCCGGCGTACCAGCTCCACGGCTCGATGCGTGTCGCTTGCGGCACAATCGCGCTAGGGTCCGGTGACCTGTCTAGTTCGGACACGGTCATGCTCGCGCCGATTCCGACCAATGCCGCGATCATCAGCATTAAGTTGTTCAATGATGACCTCGACAGCGGTACTACCAACACTTGCGACGTCGGTCTCTGGACCGCAGTCAGTTCGCCAGCGGCGAAAGACGATGACTGCTATGCGTCGGCGATTACGGACCTTCGTGGTGCCGTGACCACCGGCACCGAGGTAGCCTTCGAGGCGAGGAACGTGAATCTCATGGGGCAGCGCGTTTGGGAAGACGCTGGCGACAGCACCGACCCAGGCGGCCACTACTTCGTGGGGCTAATCTTCGACGCGGCCGGCGATACCGCCGGCGATCTTTCGTATGTGATTACCTACGTCGTCGACTAAGTGATCGCAGTCTAGGTGAGTGGGGGCTTCGGCTCCCACTCTTTTTGAGGGTATGAGATGGCATCAGACGTCGATATCTGCAACTCGGCGCTAAACATGATCGGCGCGAGCAACATCATCTCGCTGACTGAGGACAGCCGCGCCGCGCGCGTCTGCAACCAGCGGTATGCGTTCGTGCGTGACGCCGTGTTCCGCGCGCACCCGTGGAACTGCCTGGTCACACGCACCAGCCTTGCCGCGGACAGCGACACGCCAGCGTTTGAATTTGACTACCAGCACACATTGCCGGCCGCCCCTTATTGCCTGCGCGTCCTGCGACCGCAAGACCCTGACACGGTGTTTCGCGTCGAGGGGCGCAAGATTATTTCTTCGACGACGCCGTTCAAGATGATTTACATCGCGCGCGTCACCGATCCGGCAGAGTACGACCTGTTATTGATCGAGGCTATCGCCGCGCGCTTGGCAGCCGACATCAGCTACGCGCTGGTCAACAGCGCCAGCCTGTCACAGATGCTGCTCGCGGTATACGACAGCAAGCTGTCCGAGGCCCGCTTCGTCGATGCGACCGAAGGCACGCCGGACAACGTGGTCAACATCGACCGCGCGAGCTATAGCGAGAGCGACATCCTTATCTCTGCGAGGTTCTAGTGCCGAAAGTTAGCAAAGCATTTGCGAACTTTACGGCTGGCGAGGTCACGCCCAAGCTCTACGGCCGCACTGACATCTCGAAGTACGATAACGGCGCCGAGACGGTCGAAAACTTTCTGGTGCAGCCGCATGGCGGTCTGCTGCGCCGGCCCGGCACGCGCTTCGTAGCCGAGGTCAAGAGCAGCGACGATGCGGTGCGCCTGGTGCCGTTCGAGTACAACGTCGAGCAGGCATATGTGCTGGAATTTGGGCCGCTCTATTTCCGCATCTACAAGGATGGCGGTCAGGTTACGTCCGGCGGCAACGCGGTCGAGGTGACGACGGTCTACCCGGCCGTGGACCTCGACGGACTCAAGTTCGCGCAGGCGGCAGACACCATGTACGTCGTCTCGCCGAACCATCCGATTTATAAAATTACGCGCACCAGCCACACGGCCTGGACGATCACAGAGGTGGTCACCTCGCGCGGCCCGATGCTCGACGAGAACGCAACGACCACGACGCTGACGCCGGATAGCCGCGACGGCACCGTGCAGCTAACGGCCAGCGCGAGTACGTTTGCCAGCACCGACGTCGGCCGGCTGGTCAAGGTCTTCGAGGGCTACGTCAGGATCGCCACATTTACGTCGGCGACGGTGGTCAGCGGCGCTGCACAGGAGCTGGAGGACGGCCGCTCGGAAATCCTGCCGTCGTATGTTGCCGACACGATCTCGTTTCACGAGGGCGACCCAGATAGCACCGCTCTGGAGCACAACGACCGCATCGAGGACTCCGCTGCTGCCTTTATCGATGAGGGCTTCGAGAACGGTCAGACGATCATCATCAGCGGCTCGACCTCAAACAACTCGACGGCGGGCTTCCTGATCGTTGACGTGACCGATAGCGTCCTAACGCTGGCGCCTGGTGCTGATCTGACAACCGAGACGGCCGACACCGGCCACACGATCCAGGGCAAGCTGGAGGCCACCGACAAGTGGTCGCTGGGCGCGTTCTCCGACACCACGGGATACCCGCGCGCCGTGGCTTTCTATGAGCAGCGCCTGGTCTTCGCCGGCACCGACAACCAGCCGCAGACGCTTTTCTTCAGCCAGGGCGGTGACTTCGAGAACTTCGAGGGCGGCACCGAAGCCGACGACGGCATGGTCTACACCATCGGCTCGAATCAAGTGAATGTCATCCGCTTCCTGGCCTCGACCCGCAACCTGGTTTGCGGCACGTCCGGTGGCGAGTTTGCGGTGCGCGCGGGCGGCACCGACGAGGCCATCACGCCGACCAACATTCAGATCAAACAGCAAACTGCGCACGGCGCCGCGGACATCCAGCCTGTCCAGGCCGGCAACGCCATTCTGTTCGTGCAGCGCGCCAAGCGAAAAGTGCTGGAGCTTCAGTACAATTTTGACGCAGACGGCTATATTGCGCCCGACGTCGCCTTGATATCGGAGCACATTACCGCAAACGGTCTTGACGAGCTGGCGTTCCAGCAGGAGCCGGACTCGATCTTGTGGAGCGTGCGTGGCGACGGCCAGCTCGCCTGCATGACCTATAAGCGCGAGGAGAAGGTCATTGGCTGGACGCGGCAGATTGTCGGCGGCAGCTTTGACGGCGGCAGCGCAGTCGTCGAGAATATCGCCACGATCCCAGGCGATCTTGACGAGGACCAAATCTGGATGGTTACAAAGCGCGACCTTGACGCTGCGGCGAGCTGCACGTTGACGGTTACGGACTACGCGAACATCGCCACCGACACGACAATAACGCTCACTAGCGACGACGGCACAACGGCGACATTCACCTGCCAGGGTGCCGGCACAGGCTCGCCGGACGCAAACAAGTTCTTCCACAACCAGGACAACGACACCACCGCCGACAACATCTACACCTGCATCAATGCGCACGCCGACTACACGGTGGCTAATCCGGCGGCAAACGTGATCACGATTACCCGCGCAGCGGCGGGGAATAGCAACTTGGTGACGACGACCGGCGACCCGGTGCGCCTGGCGATCACGAACTTCTCTGGCGGTCGAGCGGCTAAGCGGTACATCGAGTATGTCAAGGATTTCGATTTCGGCACCAACGTCAGCGATGCGGTGTTCGTCGACAGCTCGCTGACCTATACCGGCGCGGCCACGACATTGAGCGGCAGCATTGCCGCTGACGCGACGACGATAACGCTGGTGGACAGTTCGGGGCTGGCGAGCAGCGGTGCCGTCAAGATCGGCAACGAGATTATCACCTACACGGGCAACACCTCCAACCAATTGACTGGCTGCACCCGCGCCGTGGTTGCGGCGGCTGCGGCGCACGACAACGGGGCTGCGGTGACCCAGGCGGCGCTGACACTGTCCGGTCTCACCCACCTCGAAGGCGAGACTGTCAGCATACTCGGCGACGGTTCAGTACACCCAGACAAGACGGTGTCGTCGGGCGCGGTGACCCTGGAGCGGTATGTTACAAAGGCGCACGCCGGCCTGGCATACAACTCGACGCTGCGCACCCTGCGCGTTGACGCCGGCAGTAGGATCGGCACCTCCCAGGGCAAGATCAAACGTATCCACGAGCTGACCGTGCGGCTGCGCCGATCGGTGGGTCTGAAGGTCGGCCGCAACGCCGACAATCTCGACGTCGTGCCGTTCCGCTCGTCGGCGACGGCGATGGACTCGCCCATCGCGCTGTTCACTGGCGACAAGGAAATCGAGCTTGGCGGAAACTACGACACCGATGGTCAGCTTACGATTCGCCAGGATCAGCCGCTGCCGATGAACATCCTCGCCGTCTACGCGACATTGTCTACTTTTGATCAGTGAGGCTGGTGCCGTTCGAGGTGGCGCACGGCGAGGCGCTACTCGCCGCGGACCTGAACGACGACCGCAATCGCCCGGCGCCAGAGTTCGGCAACTTCATGCCGACGCTGGTGCATGAGGGCATGGCCTTCACGGGCATCGACAACGGCCATCTGGTAGGTGCCGCCGGCATCTTTCCACTGTGGGAGGGCGTTGGCGAAGCCTGGTTTTTGGGTGCCAGCCGCGTCGGCAAGCACCAGCTCCGCGTGGCGCGCCTTGTCCGCAAGGGGCTGCTGCGCGTAGCCGACGAGCAGGGGCTGTGGCGGGTGCAGGCTGCGATGCGCAGCGACTGGTCGGAGCTTGCGCGCTGGGCGCGTTTTCTCGGCATGGAACATGAAGGCACCATGCGCCGCTACGGCGCCAACGGACTAGATTACGAGAGGTATGCACGAGTATGGCTATAGGAATGGCTGTCGGCACGGCGATCTCGGCCTACGGGCAGATGCAGACGGCGAAAGGCATGAAGGCCGCCGGCAAGGCGGCGATGTCAACCGCGCAGTATAATCAGCAAATTCGCGAGCGTAACAAGCGCGTCTTCGACCAGGAGGCGGCGTTGCGTGAGCGCGTCGGCGGTCAGGAAGCCGTCAGGTTCTATAAGACGTTTGAGAAGTTGCAGGCACGCGCCGGCACGGCGTATCGAAAATCCGGTGTCCTGGCCGGCACCGGCACGCCGCTGCAGGTGCTAATGGCGAGCGCCAACGAGGCCGAGGCCGACGTGCAGACGATCAAGCTGGCGGCGGCGACCGACGCCGGCCGGCTGCGTGAGCAGGGCGTCAACCAGCGCCTCGCCGGACAACTCGCCTTGCTTGAGGGCAGGCAGCGGCAGCTCGGCTACAACATCAAGGCGCGCAGCGCGCAGTTTACCGCCGCCTCGACCCTGGTCAAAGGCGGCTCTCAGGTCTGGTCGGCGTGGCCGGACTCTGGCGCCGGTGGCGGGCAGCAAATCGGATGAAGGTTCCCGCCTACAGAGATGACGGTAGTGTTCCCACCTACCAAGCGCAGCTTCAGCGCCCGCGCAAAGGGCAAGCCCTGCCGCTGACCGCACAGCTCAGCGCATCGGCAATGGCCGCACCGGCCCTTGCTCACGCGGAGTCCGGCCAGCAGACCGCGCGTGTCGGGTCCGAGATAGCTGAATTTGGGCTGAAGAGGGCGCAGGTCGGCGCCGACAATGAGGCGCAACAGGCATCGGCCGCTCTCGACATCGAACTGCAGAAGCTGCAGCACGAACTCCTCCTCGACCCGAACATGGCCACGGCCGCGAAGCGGTACGAGGAAAAGAGCCGCACCCTTGTTGAGACGTACAAGTCGAATATGTCGAACCGGCTGGCGCGAGATGCTTTTATGCGTCGTGCGTCGGACGTCAGGGCGCGGAACGTGACCGCCTTTGTTACGGAAAATAACGCGCGCGTTGTCGAGCAGCGCACGGTGGTGCTTGACAGCGACACGGCTGAGAGCCTGGGGTACGCTACCAATCCCGCCAACCCGCCAATCATGCGCGCGAACGCCGTAGTCACCGCGCAGGAACGCATCGCTGACGCCGCGATTGATCTGGGCGTGGCCGAGGCCGAGAAGCGCGCGGACGAGCTGTACTATAGCTTAGCGCGCGACAGCCTGGTGCGGATAATCGACAGCGGCGCGGACGCCGAGCAGGCAATTGCGGACTTCAGGGCCGGCGCGTCGGCAGACCCAATTGTCAACGCCGCGCGGGAGAACCTGTCGCAGGCTGATGTCGATAAGATCGGTAAGGACGTGAGTAGTCGGGCCGACAGAATCCGCCTGCTGGCCGAGCGCGGCTGGGCGGTGGAGCGCAAGGAAATCACGCAGCGAATGAGGTTAGACTTGGAACGCATAGTCGACGAAGTGACAGTGAGAGACGATCTGGGCGCAGCTGATGGAGCTGGCGCAGCCGACTTTAACTCACGATCCATAAATATGGTCAACGATGCTGTTGATGCTCACGACGGCTCTGACGAAAGCAAGGCGCAGTTGCGTGCTCAGCTCAACAGCCTGCGCGCGGACCAGGTGATCAAGGTTGGTGACCTGGTGCAGGCGGCGCAGCGCGAGCGCGCCTTGCGAGTGCTAGACGCCGACACACGCGCGGCTGTCGCTGTTGTCGCGGACGACCCTGATCAGATCGGGAGCTTAATTAAGCAGATTGACCTCGCCATAGACGAAGACGCAAGCGGGTTTACCACTACAGAGGAAGAAGAAGTTGCGAGGCAGGCTGCCCGTGAGGCTCTCATTGAGGCGGCGTTGAATACCCACATTGCCAGAGGCGACATACCCGCGGCGCGAGAACTCTATGACAGCCCCGGCATAGCACAGGCGTTACCGCCGAGCCTGCAGGAAGGTTTCAAGCAGAAGTTTATTTCTCACGACAATAAGCAAAACGAATTTACGCGCAAATACCGCGAAAAAGCTGCCCTTTACAAAGCAGAGTTCGGCAAAGAACCGACAGCTAGAATGAAGATGCTTTGGATGGGTGCTGATGATCCACAGCAAGCGTTCCTGCAGGCAAAGAGTTTGCGCGATGCGTTTGAAAAGGGGTCTGCCAGATACAGGTTGCTGCAGGAAAACTTTGGCAAAGTAAAAGCATCAGCAGACAATGTATCGCCAGCAGGTGACGTTAGCTTGATTTTTGCCTACATGAAAATGGTTGACCCCGGCTCTGTGGTCAGGGAGTCAGAGTTCGCAACAGCTCAAAACACTGGATCAATACCGCAACGAGTATACGCAAGATACAACGCCGCGCTGGCCGGCACGCGGCTTACAAAAGAGCAGAGAACTGATTTTAGGAGTTCGGCGGAAAAGCTGTTTGAGTCGCAGATGCCTTTACAGCGCGAACTGCAAGAGCGTTACAGAAAGCTTGCTGTTATGTTCGGCCTTCCTGTTGAACAGGTGGTCTATGACCTAGTTGGTGGAGAGCCGATGGTTCCCCCGGCAGGCGCTGAAGTGCCCCCGGCAGGCGCTGAAGTGCCCCCGGCAGGCGCTGAAGTGCTCCAACCAGCCATTAGGCTTGATGCCACCGGTGCGGTAATCCAACAATCCGGCGAATAACATGGCAGAAGAGCAAATTGACACCGTGTTCGGGGAAGCTCCTGATGTGCCTACGCCAGAGCCGCCTGCGGAAGCGCCCGTTGTGCCTGCGCCAGAGCCGCCTGCGGAAACGCAAGCCGCGACTGATCCAGCGCCCAGCCCTGCCGCTGAAGTTTCATCCGAGTACACCAGCTATATGCTGCCCGGCTTTCCGCAGCCAATCGATCTGCCGAGCAACCTGAGTGATGCTGATCGAGCAAAAGCCATTAGCGCCTTCATTCAATCAGACGCAGCCAAAGAGTTTATTGACCAGGACACTGGAGCGCCGGCGTTTGTGAGGGCGCAGGTGGGCGGCGGCCCAGCACAGGACCGCCTTGCTAATATCCAGCGGTATTACCCAGACGCCGCGCCGTATGGCGACGACAACTTTATTTACACTAACCCTGATACGGGCAAGCTCACGCTATACAATCCACCGGGCATGGATTTTGGCGACGTTGCCAGCGTTGCGCGCGAAGCGTTCGTGGCTACTGGCGCTGGCCTAGGTGCTAGTTTTGGGTTTGCCGGCGGGCTTACCTCTGGGCCGGGCGCGATCGTGGCGTCACCCACTATGGCAGCCCTGGGCGCTGGCGGCGGCGCCGCCATTAGCGGGGAATTGTTTGACACCTACAGCAACATTGTTCTGGGTCGCGTTGATACGCGCAGCGTGTTTGAACGCAGCGTAGATGCTGGCACCGAGTTTTTCCTGAGCGCGAGCGGTCAACGCGGTGGCGAGCTTCTGGCGGAAGGTGCAAAGCGCGCCTTTGGTGGCGGCGGCAGAAAAGCGATGTTGCTCGTGGAGAAGTTTCGATCGCTACGCATTGAGCCGACGGCAGGTGCGGTTTCGTCCAGCAATACCGTGGCAACCCTTGAAAAAGCGTTGGAAGCGTCACCGTTCAGCGGTGACATCATTCAAAAACACGCCCGGCGCGTGCTTAAAGAAATTACGCAAGCAGCGGATTCCCTAGTTGCCAAGTTTGGCACGGCCGTTTCCGCGGCCGAGATGGGCGCCGGCATTCGCACCGCCGTAAAAAATGCTGCCGGGCGCTTCAGCGCAGCACAGAACGCCGCCTATAAGCGCGCGTTCGACCTGATTGGTGACGACGCGCCTGTTGCGCTTGACGCAGTGCGGGCGCTGCGCGAACGCCTTGAGGCGAGGCTGCGCGCGGCGCCGCGGTCCTTGGCTGGGTCGCTCGGAACGGCGATCAACACCCTCAAGATGTACGAGTTGGATCATGCAGCCGGCAAAATGACGTTCAGCGCCTTGCGCGACATCAGGTCGACTCTCGGCAAGAACCTGGACGAGCCGCTACTTTCCGGCTCAACCGGGTCGCAGAACGCGACAATGCGCCTGGTCTACGGCGCCTTGACCGAAGACATGAGTGCGGTTGCAAAGTACGCAGGGCCGAAAGCGCAAAGAGCGTTAGCGGTTGCTGATCGATACACCCGTGCGTGGATGAAAACTGCCGGCGAGCTGCTGGACAAGATTGGCAAGTTCGACACTGACGAGCAAGCGTACAGATACGCCATGTCTCGGCTTGGTGATGGCGGTACACGCCTGCGTAGATTACGCAGCCAGTTTGAACCAGAAGAGTGGGACACGGTCGCCGCCAGCGTTCTTGATAAGATGGGCTTGGCACGGGCCAGTGGGCAGGACGCGGCGGGCGAGGTGTTTTCGCCCGACAGTTTTGTGAATAGCTGGGTCAAGATGTCGGACGAGGCGAAGGACGCGCTATTCGGCGGCACCAGGTACGCCGAGCTAAGCCGGGAGCTTACGACTCTTGTCGAGGCCGCGTCCTCACTCAGAGGTGCGGAAAAGCTGGCAAATACGTCAAACACGGCACGGGTGATGATTGCCTACATGACCCTAACCGGGCTTGGCGCGGGGCTTGCTGAAATGGGTACGTCCGGCGGTGGCGGGGGAACCCTAGCGGGGGTTTTAGCTCTCGGGTTTCTCAGTCGGCGTTCAGCCAAGCTCATAACCAGCCCCAAATTCATTAAATGGCTGACGACGCCGATTACAAACCCCAATGGCATCGGCGCGCATTTTGGGCGCCTGACCGCCATCGCAGCCGAAGACCCCGCACTCAAAGAACCGATAGAAGCGTTTTTGCAGGCGTTACGCTCGCCGCCGCAGCCCAAGGAGTAAGCCCACATGACGGTATCTTCGACCACCACAAAAGTCAGCGCCAGCGGCGACGGCGCGACGGCGGCGTTCGCCTACACGTTCAAGGTCTTCGCTGACGCCGATCTGCAGGTCATCATTCGCTCGTCTGCGGGCGTTGAGGTTGTCAAGACACTCACCACACATTACACCGTGAGTGGCGCAGGCGACGATGACGGCGGCACCGTGACCTTCACGGCGGGCAATATACCCGCGAGCGGCGAGACTGTGGTGATCCGACGCGCCCTAGCGCTGACCCAGGGAACCGACTATGTCGAAAACGACCCATTCCCCGCGGAGAGCCATGAGGCCGGCCTCGATCGGCTGACTTTCTTGACGCAGCAGTTGACCGAGAAGATCGATCGGTCGCTCAAGCTGCCTGTGTCGGCTGACATAGCCTCGATCGCCGTCACGCTACCCACGCCAGTAGCTGACAGCTATTTCAAGTGGGACACGGCTGGCACCGCGCTGGTAAATTCGTCAACGGCGGCGGGTCAAAACCTGGGCGGGGATGGCACGGTGCTGTTGCCGTATTATTCCTACTCAGCGGACCCCAACACCGGCATGTACCGAATTGGTGCTGACAATATCGGCTTGGCCGTCGGCGGCAGCAAGGTCGTCGATGTCACCAGCACCGGCATAAATTCAACGGTGATCGGTGCCACGACACCGGCTGCTGGGACATTCTCGTCCATTACATCTGGCGGAGACGTTCTATCCGATACCGACAGCACAGATAGCCTGGGATCGACAGGGGTTCGCTGGGCCAACCTCTTCGTCGATGATATCACTGTTACCACTGCAGTAACGGCAGCGGGCGTTATTACCGGCGCGACTGTTGAGGCAACTGGCGACACCAGCGCATCCGATAATGCTGCAATGGGCTACACCGCTGGCGAGGGGCTTATCTTAACTGGCCAGGGAAGTAGCACAGATGTAACCATTAAGAATAGCGCCGATGCTACTGTGATCAGTGTTCCAACTGGCACGACCAATGCTACTTTTGGCGGGAGCATTGTTTCTGACACCGATAGTACCGATGATATCGGAACCACTGGTGTCCGTTGGAAAGAACTATTTGTTGACGACATCACGATGGGCGGCGATCAGACTATCGGTGGCAACCTAACCGTCACCGGAGACCTGACCATTAACGGTACTACGGTTACCAACGACGCGACCAACGTGACGGTCAAGGATTTCTTGATTGAGATAAACTCTGGCGCTGCGGCTTCTGCCAATGACATGGGCATTATCATGGAGCGTGGTTCCACTGGCGACAATGCTGTCATCCTGTGGGATGAGAGCGGCGACTACTTCCAAGTTGGCACTACAACAGCCACGGGCGCGTCTTCCGGCAATCTGACCGTCGCCGATGGTCAGTTACACGCCGAAGGTCTTGTACTGTCTGGCACCAGCTCGAATCTCGGTCTGGTAACCACCGTCGATATTGATGGTGGCACGCTTGATGGAGCCGTGATTGGCGGGGCATCCGCCGCCGCTGTCACGGGAACTACCGTCACGGGCGTTTCACTTGTGGCCAGCCAAGACCTTGCCTTGGCAACAGGTGCTACGGTGACGGGCATCGACGACGGCGTCATTTCAACGGGCAGTGCCACTCTATTGGCGACGCAAGGAGCGATCGACACCGCCATTAACAGTTCCTCCAAAGCTCCCGGCATCTCCTTGACTTGGGAGTCAACCACCACTGACACCGACCAAGGCGTCGGGAAGGTGTGGGCAAATTCTGGCGATTTGTCAGCAGCTACAGTTTTATATTTCGATGACGTTGAACGAAACAGTGTCAGCATCAACGCGCTGATTGACAGTCTGGACGATCCGACTGCCAGCAATTCAGCCACGATCTACATTCAGGAGGCCGGGTCCGCGACGGCGGGT